TCCTCCACCTACTAGGTACCTTATGGTTAATGTAGTGTTAGAAGGAGCTAGTCCATATGTACCGGTATATAGAAAGTTAGAGGGATCATATGCTTTATCTAAGTTATTTAGACCTTGTAGTGTGCCCATTCCTACGTTTGTAGGATCAGGAGTGAAAGTACTATCGTCTGCTCCAACTGTACCAGCTCCAAATTGCACTAATAGGTTACCGTCTGAGTTAAATCTAGTAACGAATCTTTTAGGTACTTTTTGAAGTATTATAGTGTTTGGCACATTATCTACATCTGAGCTAATATTGGTTTGCTCTACAAATATAGTATCCTGCCCTAAGAAAGGTACTTCATACCAAGTAGAGTTATCAGAAGAAGAAGTAGAGTCTGTTATATCTAATATTCCTATTATATTTTTATCTTCTATTGTAATAGTAGAAAACCTATCTGCTGTAGTGAATGTCTCTGATACAGCTTTAACTGTACCTGAAAAAGCTTTCACTTTTTTTGATAAAGTAAATTCTGATGGGATACCTGATGTTATTTGACTAATTGCAATGTTTGTAGGATCGTATGAGCTTGAATAGTTAAAGTCTATTTTGTTCTCAATAAAGAAATTTGCTCTTCCTTTTGCTGTAGAAGTAACAATAGCGTTTTCATTAACTACTAGCGCTTGGTTCCAGTTAGGTGTGTTGGTTGTTGGATCAGCTCCTATGTTCTGAGTTACTGTTAATTCAACCTCTGCTGCATTAGTTACTTTTGGCCTGTATCCCATCATATACGCCATTGAGTATAGATTACCTGGTTCTTTAGCGTATTGTAGGAATGTTTCTTGAAGTTGGGTATCTTGGTAGAATGAAAGTATATCCCCTACATAAGCAGCCATTTCTATAAACATCATACCAGGTGATGTAGGTGAAAAGTCGTTGTACGAATCTGGAAAGTAGTTTTTTGCAAATTCTACTAACTCTTGTTTATAGTCTGAAAACTCTCTCGAAACGTATTTTATATCTCTAATTTCTGCCATTATTGTTCAAAATTTATTACTACCTCGTCTTCTATATTTGTATTTTGGATAGTATACTTAAGTGATAATGTAACTGTATTTGAATCTGGAGTTCCATTGACGTTAAAGTCGACAGGAACTACAGTAGGAAAATACTCGGATAAGCCAGCTCTTACTGTACTTTTAACTCTATCTACCATTCCTTGGTTAATATTTTCAAACATTAAGTTGCGTATAATAGTACCAAAGTTAGGATTCATATACCTTTCTCCTTTTCCTGTTAAGAAGTAGTTTATTATATTTGTTCTAATAGCGTCCTTAGTCATATACGTAGGGTTAAAAACAGCAGCTCCTGATAGAGGTAGGGATACCCCAATAGCTTTCCTTGGTTGTAAGTCTAGTGGATTAATTCTTCTGCTGTTAAATGCCATACTTATACTATTCCGTGTTTCTCTTTATCTTTTTCTACTGACCTGTTATAAACTTTCCCTGCTTTTTTAATAAAATCCAATTGAGATATATCCATTCCTGGTGCGTTTGCAGATGGATTTGTCATACCCATTTGGTTAGCCATCGATGATGCAAAATTAGGTTTCTGAACCATATCTGCTGTTCCTGCGTATATATTTTTATATTCACTAGGTGACATATTTGCTTTTGTCTGTTCTAACATCTCCATTAGAGGGTTAGTTGATGTCGGTACTTGTTTTTTTACTTGAATAGTCTTAGCAGGTGCTGCCAATGTATTTGGTGCACTTGCCGCTTTTACTGCTTCGTTCATTACTTCTTGTAACTCTTCCTTGACAGCTGATCTGACTTCTTCTCGTATTATACTTCTTAATTGATCGAGTTTCATAATTATAAATAGTTAGTTTATGGAAGTTGGTTGTTTATTCTAAATTTTAATTCTTGTATCAGTACAGATGTGTCTGCACTAAATGATGGCTGTCCTCTGAGGATTATAACGCCTATGTTATCTTTTGCAACTGCTAACCTTCTAGGTACGGGTCCATCTAGTTGTGTATCTTCAATAATTGCAATCTCATAAACTTTTCCTGAATCGGACTTAAATGTGTACCTATCATCAGGGAGTCCTTCAGAACCTGTGTTTTCTAAAGGCTGTATTTTATTAAGTAGTTCTTTTAATGCTTTTTTCTCCTCATCTGAGATTTCACCGGAAGATAATGCGTCTAAACAATCTTCCGATCTATCGTTTACATTGGATAATAGTCCTTTTATATTATCTAAACTTGGACCTACTCCTGCTACTAGTGATTCTATAGATGATACATCCCCGTCTAAGTCTTCAAGTAAACGGCGGATGGTATATAATCTATCCGCTTGAGATGTTATACTGCCTGTTGTTTTAGCTGATATAAGACCTCCGTAATCACTTGGAGGTATACCCGTAGCAACTGGTGTTGGATTAACTTTAAGTAGCTTTAATATAATTTTTGCTGATCTAATTGCTTTTTTTAAATTATTAGCTAATTTAAGAAACTTATCAGACCTTTTCTGAAACTTGTTAACACCGGATAGTAGTGCATTTTTAGTATTTATAATTCCTACTAACGCCGTGCCTTGAGGACATTGGTTAGAGAACTTACCTAACATCTTATTAGCTTCTAATTGAATTCTAGCTTCTAAGTCACCTTCTATTTTTCCTAACTGTCCTGCTACAATAGCCGATATTTGAGATCCAATTGCCATTATTCTGTAAATACTTTTTTAGATTTCAACTGAGATGTGCCGGATGGGTTTATCAAGTTCTTTAATTGCCTAATTACCGGCTGTGCTTGCATTCCTCTTTTATTAATACTCGGTATAGGGTGTCCTTTAATTGTTTTTGCTCTAGCCATATCTTTAGCCATACCTTCAAGAAGGTTTAAAACGTTTTGAAGAAAAGCTTCTGTCTGGTTACCTAACATTACGGGTTCTCTATTTCCTTCTGATGATGTTCTGGCTTTTGAACCAAGATACATTTTCGGAGCATCTAAGCAAAGGTAGGAAGAACCGTCTATGTTTATAGAGCCTTCTGTATTTAGTCCTATGCTTTTTATACTTGATAACTGAATATCTGCTTGTTTTGCATTTAAGTACAACCTTCCAGCATTAAGCATAATCTGACTCCCTTTAAATTGATCTGATTTTTCTGGGTTTTCATCAAAAGTATCTCGTTTCTCACTTGCAGGAGTTAGCGGTATTTGGTGGTTAGATACTAGGTATATTGAGCAATTATCCTCATCTATACTCTCTCCTAGAGTAGAGAAACCTTCTTCTGTATCTGATTGTCCATTACTTAGTATTGTTACAGGAGATCCGATATTTTCATCATCTACCCAGGGGTTGCCTGATCCTTTTCCTCCTGTAAATCTTAACGACTGTCCTTGTCTCCCTTCTATTTGAACATCTCCGGGAGTTGATCTGATAGGGTTTACCGTACTCAGTTCTTTAAAAGTGCCGCCTGATGTAATATCTGTATCTGGGTTATTTGCAAGATCTGGGTAGGCACTTGAATTGGCATTATTCCAAGTATTTACTATTCTTGTATAGAATTTACTATTACTTCGTTCTGATGTAGATGATGCAAGGTTAGGCATAGTGGCTATTTCCACTACTTCTCCAATTATCGGAACTGTCTTAATATGGGAACTACTTTGTTGGGCAAATGGAAGGGCGTTTGGCGTCAGTTCTTTCTTATATCCTCCAAGCGGCTTATAGAAAACTCCATTAATAGACCTTGCTCCTCCTTTATTTAAGTATTCTGTATGATTTTCATCTAAAATAATATCGACTACTCTACCAAATACTGTAGAAGATCTGGTAGTAGTGCCTGTTCCTCCTGTAGAGGATCCTAAATTATTTAAAGAATTTTTAAATCCCATTATTCTTCTTTGCTTTCCTCTGGTTTAACTTGTAAATCTTCCTTAACTTCTTCTTGCTCTTCCAATAAGTCTTGAAGGTCTGAAAAATCAAACATATCTCCATCTCCGCCTTTTGACTGTATAGCTTCTAATCTCTGGATTACGGTTGCTAATTTAATGAGATGTTCATCATTTTTAACACCTATTTCCATGTACTCTTTAATCATAGGGACAAGGAGAGTTGCATCTCCTATATTTTCTATGAGAGGTTTAAGTTCTCCAATCAGTCCCTTTACTTGAGATTTAGTTTCTCTTGAGTTTGTATATATCTCTTCAAAAAGGTCAGATAGCTTTTTTCCGTTAAATATTTCTTTATCTGAATCCATATCTTTTATAATAAATAGATTACATATCTTTTATTATGATTCTCCCTTTTTCGTGGTACTTATGGTATATGCTGTAGAAGTCATCCTTTAGTATTGATATTACCTTTGTTAAGTGGGGAGTTTCACAATCAGTCATTTCTCTAATGTATATGTATAGAGCCTTCTTTTTAAATATATCTAGATCGTTTCTTGTTTTAAATATAGTTAAAACAGCATCAGCAATTCGCTTTTCACTGTCTTTATTAAACAGTTCGTCCATTTTATCATAAGCTTTCTCTACCCACATATCTAAAAACTGGCTTAGTGTAATTCCACCGGGAAGTTTAACATTCATACTCCCTTCGAAAGATTCCTCCATATCATCGAAAGAGCCTATCTGTTTTAGTTTTTTATAGTTTTTATTGTTGTAGTTAATTAACCAACGCTTAACGATAGTACCAAAGTAAGAATAGGCCTTAGCCCCATGGTCGGGATCAAATTTCATTATTTTCTCCTCAAGTAGCATAGAAACTACTTCATGTTTAAGGTCTTCGATACGCTCTACATCAGTATAGTAGAACTTAAAGGTATGTATTATATTTTCTGCTAGTTTATAGAAGGGGAGGTAGATGTGATCTGTAAATATCTTAGCTCTATATTCTGTATCTTCTGAAACGTTGTACTTTTTTATGTATTCTTCTGTTTCAGATGTAAAGTAATTAGCTTTTGCTTTCTTTCTTGCCATAATTTTCTGGGAGCATGTAGCGGTTTAATTCTTCTTGCACTTTTTTTAGTTGTTCAAAAAAATAACCGACCTCATCATCCGACTTGAAAACTTCTCGTTTATCAAGATCATTAAGGTGCTTTTGTGAATCTGTAATAAGATTTGATATATTCTGTAAGTACCCTGTCTGATTCACTGTGACATCTTCGTACTTTTCCACTTTAATCAGTAGATTGCGTAAAGCAATCCCTAATATTACTACTAAGATAGAAAGAATAATTGTAGTTACCAACATATTTTATAAGTTTTTAAGCATTTTAGATAAACCTTCGGAAGAATTTACCTTTCTACCTGTAGATGCTGCAGTTTTCTTAACTTTTGAAGTTGTATTTCCTCCTGCTGCTTTCCAAATATCGTATTCTACCTTAGAAGCTAAGAAGTCTGCTGTATGTAGTATAGAAATTATAGATGTTTTCTGCCTAGACGATTCCATATTACTGAAGAAGTACGATTCATTTGCTTTATCAAACACTCCATCATGGCATCTAATAGCTAAAAACTCTTTCTGATCTACTTTTATACCAAATTTCTGAAGTATAAATAAAGATCTATCCGGTATAAGCATAAAATCTAAGTCTGGATTATATGTATACATCTCTGACAGCTTATCTTGTCTCCATTTATCCGTCTGAGGTATATAATTAGGTCTATCTCCATCTCCCATCTTACCTAAATCATGGAAGAGTGCTGCAAATACTAATTGCTCATCAGTGAAATCAATCATACCGCCCATCTCTTCATAGGTACTCTTCTGTTTCATAGCAAATTGAACAACCCTATTAACATGGTCTACATATCCACCAGCAAAAGCATTATGGTACCAAGCCCTACCACTAGCAGGAGCCATAACATAATTATCTTCCATATGTTTAATCATCTCCTTAACTTGATCCTTTCGATCTGTTATGTAGTGATCAATGATTTTGTGATGTTTAACGTAATTGTTTTGGATTTGTTCTGCATTTAACATACTATTCTTGTGTTTCTCTGTTTAGTAAGGTGTTTATATCGGAAATAATAGATGATACCTCTTTTAAATGTGTATAAGAAGCAGCTCTATCATTAGTACTTAATGTATATTTTAAATTAGTTAACCGTGATTCTATATTATCTAATTTATTACTTATTGATTGTTTAAATCTCATATAATATTTCTTTAATAATTTATTTATTTTAAAATAATATCTTCTTTATCTTAATAATAATACTAAGGTATATAAAAAAATTCGGAATAGCAACTATTCTATAATAAATTTT